CACAGAGAATAGTTGTAAATATTATAGATGCTACTACAAAAGAAAATGTAGTTACAAACTTTAAAATTATAGATGATAATTCTATAGAAATTAGAAGTGAAACAAGGTCAGAATTAAATGTCTATGTGATAAATGGAAATGCAGAAACTCATTTTATAAATGCAACTGTAGATGATAACAGAGTGTCTGAAATGACTACTTATTCATCTAAGAAAATCGAAGATAGGCTGATTAATTTAGAAGAAAAAGTAAATGGTGGTTTATCTAGTATTACAATAAATGTGAATAATATGTTACCTATTTAGAAAGGAGAATAAAATGGCTAAGATTTATGACTTTAACTATAAATACGGAGAACAAAAAGTTGTTTTGCCACCAGGAAAGTATTTAATTGAATGTTGGGGAGCAGCTGGTGGTGGAGGTTGCAAAATAACTGATACTAACTTGCGCTCTAAAGGAGGATATTCTAAAGGTGAACTGATATTAAAAAAAGAGACAGCATTGTACGTTTACACTGGTGAGAAAGGTTCCAATTATTCTCCATTCAATGGAGGAGGAAGAGCAATGATGCATGAAGGACTTTCTAATGGAGAAACACTGTATTGCAATGGTGGCGGAGCAACAGATATAAGACTTATTGGTGGTTCTTGGGATAATGAACAAGGTTTACTTTCTCGTATTATTGTCGCAGGTGGAGGTGGTAGAAATAATTTTGAAACAAAAGGTGGAGATGGTGGTGGAGACGCTGGAGGTGATGGTTTTAAAGCAGATAGCAAAGGAACTCAAACTAATGGTGGTAAAGGCCAAGAAGGATTAGATGGCTCTTTTGGAAAAGGTGGAAGTGCTGTATCAGCTAGTTCAGGAGAAAATTATGGCGGTGGAGGTGGCGGATGGTATGGAGGTGGGAGTGGTTATAATGCAGGTGGTGGAAGTGGCTATGTTTTAACAGAAAATAGTTATAAACCAGCTGGATATATACCAACCAAAGAATATTGGCTAGAAAATACTTCTATGACTGTTGGTGGAGGTATTGCAGGAGGAGATGGAAAAGCTAAAATAACGCTATTGCAAGGATTACCTTTTCTCATTATCAATTCTTATACATCAGAACAGGCTGTTTTTACAGCAGGACATACAGAAGAAAATAAACTATCTAAAATTGAATGGTATCTTGATGATGTATTAAAAGAAACTTTTACTACAGATTTATACTTAGAAAAAACTATTAACTATACACTTGAAGATAATGCACTTCATACACTTAAAATAGTTGTTACAGATATTAATAACATGACTTATGAGCAAGTTGTTACTATAAGTAAGAGTATAATGCCACTACCAGCTGATGCTAATTTACAAGATATATCAACTAAGTTAGTAGAGATAGGAGAAAGTTTCAAAAGTGGTAAAACAAGCATTATAAACACTTTAGCATTAAAGAATATAGAAGCAAGCTTAAATAATACATTAGTAGAGTTATCAGAGAAAATAAAAACAAGTTTTGATAGTTCAGACGCTAGTGTTGAGGAGTTGCAAAATAGAATAACAGAATTGAATAATCAGTTAAGTCAAAGGATTAAATGGGCTAGTGGCACCTTTATTGCTTCTGAAAAGACTAGTCTTCCATTCATAGTTCCTATTAATCTAACTTTTGTTCCTAAAATTATCATAATGGAACGCTCTAGTTTTCTTGATAGTAGCTCTCCTCTACTTTCTGTTGAAGGTGGTTCTATTAGTAATTTAAACAATATACATTTTAATGCTAGTTGGGTTGGGAGTACTAGAGTTGCTTCTTTTATAACTTCAATAGAAAATATTAGTGAGTTGAGTTTTACTGTTGGAGGAGGCTCTATAAATAGTGCTATTAATTTTCCTGTTTATATTAACAAAGGAACTTCTATAAAATGGTATGCGTTCGATGCAATATGATGAATAAGAAAGGTGGTAATTAAAATGAATAGAGCAAATAGAATAATTTATGACCAAACTGGTAAAATATTACTCCAAACAGGAGAGGCGACAGGGGATGTCTTGGAACATGATGAAATAACAGAATTACATTACTTAGATGTTGAGTTTGGAAGTATAGACTATAGTAAACAATATATAGAGTCTATAAATCCAGTTACAAAAGAACCTGTTTTAAAAGATATAGAGGTTGTATTAACTGATGAACAAAAGAGATTACAAGCATTAGAAAAAGAACTAAATATATTAAAAGAAGAAAATAAAAATAGAGATAGTGAGATAGTAAACACTGCTTTTGAAGTAGAAAATATAAGATTAAATAATAATTTATAGGAGGAAATGATATGTATAACTTATTAAAATTAATGATAGAACAAAAAAACTATAGCACTAAAGAAGATTTGCAACATAAAATGGATGTATTCTATGCAGTAAATAGGATTACAGAAGAACAATATTTAGAGTTAACAGGTTTGTTAAATAAAGAAGAAACACCAGTAGAACCAACAGTTTAAGGGAGGTTCTTTTTTTATTGAAAGAGGTGATTAAATGACTTTTAAAGAGTTAGTTAATAAAGTTAGAAATCTTGTACTAGAAGCAAAGAATGTAACTATAGAAGATACAGAGAATAACTTTACAAGTGATAATGTAGAAGGAGCATTAAAAGAATGTATAGATAGAGCAGATTCGGCTTTTCAAGAAGCCGATAGTGGTAAAACAATTTTATCAACTGCTATCGGCTCCCCTGCTACATCAGAGCAAACATTTCAAGAATATGCGAATTACATTGTGGGGTTTAAAGGTACTATAAATAGTTTACAAGAGTCTTTGAGAGGAAGCATGAAGCTTTATTCAGGAACTGCAAATGTTATAAGTTCTTCTTCATCTAAGATATTTAATACTTATGGGAATGCTACAGTTGTTCAATGTAGTTACATTTCAATTAGTAACATTACTTATAACCCTACCATATTTATTGCATATAGTAGTATTGAAAGTGGGAATAGTAGCACACGTTGGACTAATTCTACGGCTATTTACTATAGTGGTAACTTTTTTTGTTCTTCTATAAATACTGCACTTGGAGCGCTAGAAAACCCTTGGCTTTGGAGCCTTAGCGAGTTCAAAAACGGGAATACTATAACATGCCCTATCATAGGAGTTAAAAGCGGTAAAGTTAATTGGATTGCTTTAGCTTACAATTAATTTTATGTGAAAAGTAAAAGACTTAGATGAATCTCTAAGTCTTATTTTAATACAAATTAGGAGGTTTTCATGAATGAAGAACTTTTCGGCGCAGATTTAAAGCGACATGAAATAAGAATAAATAAACATGGAGAAGAAATAGACGAATTAAAAATAGCAAATATAGAGTCTAAAGCAGAATTAAAAGCATTGTGTGAGAATCTAAACTCACTTACAAGTATGCTCAAATGGTTGATTGGAACAATGATTACAACACTTGTAGGGTTCTTTATATTTGCAGTTCAAAGAGGAATATTTTAATTAATTAGGAGGATAAGAGATGGATAATTTAATAAGTTTTATACCAGAGCAGTTGCTAATTTTAGTGGCTGCTCTCTCTATTATAGGTAAAGGTTGTAAAAAATATAAACAATTAGACAATAAATACATTCCAATTATATTACTTGTGTTGGGAATCGGATTTTCTATTTGGATGTTAGGGTTTAGTCCTAACGCAGTCTTACAGGGAATAATTTGTTGGGGAATATCAATAGGTATAAATCAAACTTACAAACAGTTAAAGGAGGAAAATAAATAATGAAAATAGCAATAGTACCAGGACACACTTTAAGTGGAAAAGGAACAGGAGCAACTGGCTATATAAACGAAGGAAAAGAAAACAGAATTTTAACTGATTTAATTGTAAAATGGTTGAAACAAGGTGGAGCTACTGTATATACTGGAAAAGTAGATAAATCTAGTAATTACTTAGCAGAGCAATGTCAAATAGCCAATAAACAAGATATAGACTTAGCAGTACAAATCCATTTCAACGCAAATAAAACAACACTAAACGCAATGGGTACAGAGACAATATACAAAACTAATAATGGTAAGGTATATGCTGAAAGAGTCAACAAAAAACTATCAACAATATTTAAAAATAGAGGTGCAAAATCGGATGTAAGAGGTCTTTACTGGCTTAGTCATACAAAAGCTCCAGCAATATTAATAGAAGTGTGCTTCGTAGATAGTAAAGCAGATACAGATTATTACATTAAAAATAAAAATACAGTTGCAAAGTTGATTGCTGAGGGTATATTAAATAAAAAAATAGATAACGAGGGAGTTAAACAAATGTACAAACATACAATAGTTTACGATGGAGAAGTTGACAAAATCCCTGCAACTGTAGTTGGCTGGGGCTATAATGATGGGAAAATACTAATATGTGATATAAAAGATTACGTACCAGGTCAGACAGAAAATTTATATGTCGTTGGTGGTGGAGCATGTGAAAAGATAAGTTCTATTACTAAAGAAAATTATACTATGATAAAAGGTAATGATAGATTTGATACACTTTATAAAGCATTAGATTTTATCAATAGATAAATTAAAAAGTAGCAACTAAAAGTAGTTGTTATCTTCTAATGCCTCATTCATAATAAAAAAATAATTTATTATATAATAATATTAAAGTTTGTTTCTAAGGTTAATATTATGTGATACAATTCAAGTGGGTAAATATTATTTGAATGAGGTGTGGGGATGAAAAATTTAAGCAAAAAAGCAGTTATTTTATCACTTTCATTGGTAGTTGTATCACCTTTGGTACATAAGATAAATGCACAAGATATTGAGAAAAATAGGGAAGTTAGATATGAAACAAGGAAAGCTAATAACTTAGAAAATATGACAATGGAAGAAGCTTTTCCAGATGAAAATTTTAGAAAAGTAATTTGTGATAAACTAAGTATTTTAGATGATAGAAATCCAATTGGAATTTCACAAAAAGCGATTATAGAATCTACAAAAGATTTAACCTTAGGGAGCAAATCAATAAAAAATTTATCTGGAATTAATTATTTTATTGGATTAGAAAATTTTAGTTGTAGAGGAAATAATTTAACGAGTCTAGATTTGAGTAGCAACATAAATTTAAAAGAATTGTATTGTAACGAAAATCAATTAACAAGTCTAGATTTAAGTAATAATAGAGAGTTAACAACGGTGCATTGTGGAGAAAATAATCTAACAAACTTAGTTATAGAAAATTCTAAATTAGACGAATTGAACTGTAGAAAAAATAATTTAAAGAGTTTAGATATAACTAAAGCAACTAATTTGACAACTCTTTTATGTTTTGAAAATGAATTGACTAGTTTGAACTTATCTAAGAATCAGAAATTAAAAATTTTGAAATGTGATTATAATAATTTAAATGATTTAGATATATCTACAAATTTAGAATTACAGGATTTAAACTGTTCTTTTAATCAATTAGAAAATATAAATTTAGATAATAATAAAGAACTTGTTAAGTTAATTTGCCACAACAATAAATTGCAAAATTTAAATTTAAAAAATCATGAAAAACTTGTAAAACTATATTGTAATCAAGAACAATTAAGTACTTTAAATGTGGAAAATTGTATTAATTTGGAAGATTTAACTTGTAGTAGAAGTAATCTGAAGAATTTGGATATAAGTAGCAATAAGAATTTAAAATATCTAGAGTGTGCAGCAAACAAGTTAACAAATTTGAATATAGAGAATAATATAAAACTTTTAGAATTATACTGTTATGACAATGAAATAAAAGCTTTAGATATAAGTAAAAATATTGACTTAGAAAATTTAACTTGTTATAAAAATAAATTAGATAGTTTAAATACAAGTAAAAATAAAAATCTTAAATACTTATATTGTTCACAAAATGAATTAACTAGCTTGGATGTAACAAAAAATACAGAACTTGTAAGGCTATATTGTGGGGAAAATAGATTAACCAGCTTAGATGTAAGCAAAAACACAAAATTAAAAGAATTAGATTGGTCAAATCAAAAAAAATCAACATCAACAGGAGGTTCGTCAGGAAGTGGAGGAGGCTCATCATCTACAAATGAAGAGTCCTCTAAACCTACTTCAACACCATCTAAGGAAAAATTAACAGGTGCAGACAGAAATGAAACATCAGTGAAAATAAGTCAAAAAGGATGGAATAAAGCTGATAATATAGTGTTAATAAA